CTCAGTGATTTCTGCTCGGCGATGCGCTGTATGCCGGTATGGAACGGCCAGACGCTGACGTTCGTTCAGGACCGCCCGTCGGATGTGGTGTGGCCGTACACCAACTGCGATGTGGTGGTGGATGATAACGGCGTGGGGTTTCGCTACAGCTTCAGCGCCCTGAAGGACCGCCACACGGCGGTGGAGGTGAATTACACCGACCCGCAGAACGGCTGGCAGACCTCCACGGAACTGGTGGAAGACCCGGAAGCCATACTGCGCTACGGGCGCAACCTGCTGAAGATGGATGCGTTCGGTTGCACCAGTCGCGGTCAGGCCCACCGTGCCGGGCTGTGGGTGATAAAGACCGGACTGCTGGAAACGCAGACGGTGGATTTCACGCTCGGGTCACAGGGGCTGCGTCACACCCCCGGTGACATCATTGAAATCTGTGATAACGACTACGCCGGTACCATGACCGGCGGACGTGTCCTGTCCATCGATGCCGCCAGCCGCACCCTGACACTGGACCGTGAGGTGACCCTGCCGGAGACAGGTGCCGCCACGGTGAACCTGATTAACGGCAGCGGTAAGCCGGTGAGCGTGGCCATCACTGCACACCCCGCGCCGGACCGGATACAGGTCAGCACCCTGCCTGATGGTGTGGAGACATACGGTGTATGGGGACTCTCCCTGCCGTCACTGCGTCGTCGCCTGTTCCGCTGTGTTTCCATCCGGGAAAACACGGACGGCACCTTTGCCATCACGGCGGTGCAGCACGTACCGGAAAAAGAAGCCATCGTGGATAACGGGGCGCACTTTGACGGCGACCAGAGCGGCACGGTGAACGGGGTCACGCCGCCAGCGGTGCAGCACCTGACCGCAGAAGTCACCGCAGACAGCGGGGAATATCAGGTGCTGGCGCGCTGGGACACGCCGAAGGTGGTGAAGGGGGGGAGTTTTATGCTTCGCCTGACCGTGGCCGCGGATGACGGCAGTGAGCGGCTGGTCAGCACGGCCCGGACGACGGAAACCACATACCGCTTCACGCAACTGGCGCTGGGGAACTACAGGCTGACAGTCCGGGCGGTAAATGCGTGGGGACAGCAGGGCGATCCGGCATCGGTATCGTTCCGGATTGCCGCACCGGCAGCGCCGTCACAGATTGAGCTGACGCCGGGCTATTTTCAGATAACTGCCACGCCGCATCTTGCGGTTTATGATCCGACGGTACAGTTTGAGTTCTGGTTCTCGGAAACGCGGATTACCGATATCAGGCAGGTTGAAACCACAGCCCGCTACCTTGGCACGGGGCTGTACTGGATAGCCGCCAGTATCAATATCAAACCGGGCCATGATTATTACTTTTATATCCGCAGTGTGAACACCGTTGGCAAATCGGCATTCGTGGAGGCCGTCGGTCGGGCGAGCGATGATGCGGAAGGTTACCTGGATTTTTTCAAAGGCAAGATAACCGAATCCCATCTCGGCAAGGAGCTGCTGGAAAAAGTCGAGCTGACGGAGGATAACGCCAGCAAACTGGAGGAGTTTTCGAAAGAGTGGCAGGACGCTAACGATAAGTGGAATGCCATGTGGGGCGTCAAAATTGAGCAGACCAAAGACGGCAAACATTATGTCGCGGGTATTGGCCTCAGCATGGAGGACACGGAAGAAGGCAAGCTGAGCCAGTTTCTGGTTGCCGCTAACCGTATCGCGTTTATTGACCCGGCAAACGGGAATGAAACGCCGATGTTTGTGGCGCAGGGCAATCAGATATTTATGAACGACGTGTTCCTGAAGCGCCTGACGGCCCCGACCATTACCAGTGGTGGAAATCCACCGGCATTTTCCCTGACGTCAGACGGAAAGCTGACCGCTAAAAATGCGGATATCAGTGGCAGTGTGAATGCGAACGCCGGGACGCTCAACAATGTCACGGTAAATGAAAACTGTACGATTAAGGGCATGCTGGAGGCGACTCAGGTCAGAGGTGACTTCGTTAAAGCTGTATCCAAATCATTTCCGAAACAGGCTGGTACGTGGGGTAACACGGAAACACCAAACGGGACGGTTACAGTCACCATCAGCGATGATCATAACTTTGACCGTCAAATCATTATTCCGCCCATTATCTTTAACGGAATAGCGTATAGCTATCCGGGAAGTGGTAATAACCCGGGAGGTACAAGTTACACGGGTTATGGTTTTGAAGTTCGCAAAAACGGTGTATTAATCGCATCCAGAGAAACTAAAGGGGCCATTCCCGGTAGTTACAGTGCAGTTATTGATATGCCTAGTGGTGGTGGTAGCGTCACTCTGGAGTTTAAGATTTTCCAGAAAGGCAATCAGGGGGCAGGCAATATCACCGACTGTACGGTGATTGTGACCAAAAAAGCGGCTTCCGGCATCAGTATTCGTTGAAATATTTATAACCCCAATAAATGGCGTCAGGAATGACGCCTTTTTTATTGCAGAAAAGCGAGAGGTAATTATGCGTAAAGTTTGTGCAGCCATTTTGTCCGCAGCCATCTGTCTGTCCGTATCCGGTGCGCCTGCATGGGCGTCTGAACATCAGTCCACGCTGAGCGCGGGGTATCTTCATGCCCGGACGAACGCTCCCGGCAGCGATAATCTTAACGGGATTAACGTGAAATACCGTTATGAATTTACGGACACGCTGGGGCTGGTGACGTCATTCAGCTATGCAGGAGACAAGAATCGCCAGCTTACCCGTTACAGCGATACCCGCTGGCATGAAGATTCCGTGCGTAACCGCTGGTTCAGCGTAATGGCGGGGCCGTCTGTGCGCGTGAATGAATGGTTCAGCGCGTATGCGATGGCGGGTGTGGCTTACAGCCGTGTGTCGACTTTCTCCGGGGATTATCTTCGCGTAACTGACAACAAGGGGAAAACGCACGATGTGCTGACCGGAAGTGATGACGGTCGCCACAGCAACACCTCTCTGGCGTGGGGAGCTGGCGTGCAGTTTAACCCGACCGAATCCGTGGCCATTGATATTGCTTATGAAGGCTCCGGCAGTGGCGACTGGCGCACTGACGGTTTCATCGTGGGTGTCGGTTATAAGTTCTGATTAGCCAGGTAACACAGTGTTATGACAGTCCGCCGGTTCAGGCGGGCTTTTTTGTGGGGTGAATATGGCAGTAAAGATTTCAGGTGTACTGAAAGACGGCACAGGAAAACCGGTACAGAACTGCACAATCCAACTGAAAGCAAAACGTAACAGCACCACGGTGGTGGTGAACACGGTGGCCTCAGAAAATCCGGATGAAGCCGGTCGTTACAGCATGGACGTTGAGTACGGTCAGTACAGCGTCATTCTGTTGGTGGAAGGATTCCCGCCGTCACATGCCGGGACCATCACCGTGTATGAAGATTCTCAACCCGGTACGCTGAATGATTTTCTCGGTGCCATGTCGGAGGATGACGTCCGGCCGGAGGCACTGCGTCGTTTTGAACTGATGGTGGAAGAGGCGGCGCGTCACGCTGAGGAGGCGAAGAAGAATGCCGGAGAGGCGGAGACGTCAGCGAGGAATGCTGGCATATCAGCCAGTCAGGCAGAAGAGAGCGCTGCAAATGCTGACACTTCAGCAGGGGAGGCATCGGAGTCAGCCCGGCAGGCGGCAGAAAGTGCAGCCGCAGCAAAGCAGTCAGAGGAGGCGTCCTCGTCCTCGGCTTCTGCGGCCGCTCAAAAAGCCAGTGAGTCATCACAAAGTGCAGCAGATGCTGAATTGTCAAGAAAGACGGCAGAAAGTGCAGCCGGTAATGCAGCCAGGGATGCAACGACCGCAACAGAAAAAGCCCGGGAGTCAGCAGAAAGCGCACAGTCAGCGGAACAAAGCAGGATAGCGGCGGAAGAGGCCGTAAACCGAATCCCCACCGTGGTGGGACCTCCCGGGCCAAAGGGGGAACAGGGGCCCGCGGGTCCTCAGGGGCCGAAGGGTGATAAGGGAGAGCGCGGTGACACCGGCCCAGTCGGGGCAACCGGCGAACGGGGACCGGCAGGTGATGCTGGTCCGGCAGGCCCGCAGGGGCCGAAAGGTGACAGGGGAGAGCGGGGAGAGACCGGTCTGACGGGAAATGCAGGTCCACAGGGTCCAAAGGGAGATACCGGTGCGGCAGGTCCGGCAGGCCCACAGGGACCGAAAGGAGAAACAGGTGCGGCTGGCCCGGTGGGGGCAACCGGACCTCAGGGACCAAAGGGCGACCCGGGGGAGACACAAATCCGTTTTCGTCTGGGGCCGGCGAGCATTATTGAGACAAACAGCAATGGCTGGTTCCCGGATACAGATGGCGCACTCATCACCGGACTGACCTTTCTTGACCCCAAAGATGCCACACAGGTTCAGGGTTTTTTTCAGCATTTGCAGGTCAGGTTTGGTGACGGGCCGTGGCAGGATGTTAAGGGGCTGGATGAAGTGGGCAGTGATACAGGCAGAACAGGAGAATGACATGAACGTACTAAAAAAACTTATGCAGCGTCTGTGCGGGTACGGAAAGCATGATGACCGTGAACACGGGGAGTTACTTACAGCACAACTGCGTCTGGGGCCGGCAGACATCCTGGAGTCAGATGAGAATGGTATTATTCCGGAGCAGGCCAGGGTAATCACGCAGGTGGTGATACTGGATGCAGATAAAAAGCAGATACAGTGTGTGGTAAGACCGCTGCAAATCCTGCGTGCTGACGGGACGTGGGAAAATATTGGCGGGATGAAATAGCCGACGGGTTCACAAAAAAACCGGAGTCCGGCTCCGGTTTTTGTTGTCATGCCATGGTGATGTTTGTTATGACTCCCTGTGTTTGGAATGAATATTTAATAACAGGTGTCTGGAAATATAGGGGCAAATCTACTGGATAGGCTATTGGGGCGTGAGAATCGAATGGAAAGAAGAGCTGTGGCTCTGGAAAGGCAATTAAATGGAGGTGTCGATTTTTTAAGGAGTGTTAATAACTATTTTCAGAGTGTCATGGCAGAACACAGAGAAAATAAAACAAGTAATAAAATATTAATGGAAAAAATAAATTCTTGTATATTTGGAACGGATTCTAATCACTTTTCTTGCCCGGAGTCATTTTTGACATACCCGATAACGCTGGACACACCTGCGAATGGAGTGTTCATGAGAAACTCACAAGGTGCTGAGATATGCTCTCTATATGATAAGGACACGTTAGTGCAACTTGTTGAAACTGGTGGAGCTCATCCTCTGAGTCGAGAACCTATAACAGAATCAATGATTATGAGAAAAGATGAATGTCACTTTGATTCAAAAAAAGAATCCTTTGTTGCAAGTGATGCTTAATTTTTTCTGTTGGTGTGTTTTTATATTAATAGTTTATTATAATAGTGCCATGTAAGGATATATTGTCTGAACAATTATTCAGACAATATTTTTTTCTTGCTTTATATGAAATATATAATATTTGGATCCTTAATTTCTAACCAAGGGGTCCCATGTTTTTATGTTATGATGCAGCCCATAATTTCGGGGGCTACATGCAAGAATATCTTTTTCTTCGGCGCCTGATTTGCGTAAAAACGTGGCTGCGCCAGAAGAACAATTACCTTGTGTTTCTGTGAATGGCGGTAACATTTTGTAAGTCGGTATGTTGTTGAGCATTGTTTTTATATTGTCAGCTGGAATTGATTTTTCTTCATGTAGTGGTGTCGGGATAAGCGTTCCATTTCTCTGAAGTACTTCATCTGAATATAATCGATGTAGCAACAAACTCTGTTTTGTCTCTATTAATGAGATTGAGTTGATATTGGGTAAGTAACGAATTGATAACTGACTGAGTTTTATTACATTTCCTGAATAAAGATACTCACCTAACTCTGAAAATTTCCTTCCTGTTATCTTATCTGTATCATCAGGACTAATATTTTCGAACATTCTTACGTCTCGCTCTCCTAAGTTTGGCTTTGCATTATCTTTTCCATTGTTTTTATATATCCACATCTCTTTTTTTTCTGAAGGAATCAAATATGTAAGTGATTTTACTTCATCTGCAATTTGTTCTTGTTGGATATTGGTATTGGCCTTTAACCTGGTTTCATTATACTTTTTATGAAAATCTTCAATGCATGTGAATTTTTGCCCTTGTAGTTTTATAACCGTTTCTTTTACATCGATTGGAAATTTATTTTGATTTCGCGCATTATTTAACTTTTTTAAAAATAAAGAGTCAATGTCTATTCGGGAGCGTTTATCATCACTGTTTATGGCATAGTATTGGGCTCCGCTCCTGCTTCCCATTCCTGGGGTCCCTGCAATAATAAATGAGTGACTTCTTGTATGTCTGCCATTGAGTAGAGCAAGGGGAGTTTTAGCTGTAGCCAACCATACAGGAACGGATTTTAAAGATATACCATATTCTTTATGAACAATTCTTCTGGAGACGGAGTTCGTCATTGTTGTTTCATTTGAAAGTTGTTGATGTTCACTGAACAGATGGTAACATGATGATACAACTGATGATATTTTGGGCATAAATAGTCTCCTCGCTATATGTTTGTTATATGGTGATTAACTTATTGAAAATATGCTTCTTATATTGTGCTTTTATTTTTAAATACTGTTTTGTTGAAGTGGGTATATGGGTAATGCGTAAAAACATTGTTTTGTTATATTAAAATGACACTTGTCTTTGCTTATAATCATTTCTGGAGCAAAGGGGTCACGGCTGAGGGGGTGGAGAGCGTTACGCAGGATAAGTTCAGTCAATGCTTCCTGATCATATAATGCACATATTTCTGAATTTCGAGCATTTCTGACAAAAACACCTGTCTCAGGAATATGTAGCGTTATCGGACAATTAAGATGCTCCTCAGTACAGGAAAAGTCTTGTAAACTAACGGGAAATGCATTCGAATTTATTCGATCTAGTAGTGTTTTTATGACGCTTTCCTGCACAAGCGGGGCAGCTTGCCTCTGCTCCAGATATAAGCTGTATGCCTGCAGAAAAGTGTTACCTCCGTTAAGTTGTCTTGTCAGGCTGTCTGCGAGATGATGAGCCTCTCTTGCCCCAAGATGGTCCCAAAGTCCACCAAGAATAGGCTCAACACTAAAACCATCCATAAACTGGATATAATGAAGCCTCATATTACGGCCTCCTATAGTAATAGTGTCATTCTGGTTGCTTCTTGCAATATGTCGTAAAGCCTCCAGCTCATTTTCCGGCAATACACTTCCATTAGAAAAATTTAATATGACTGGCATATTATTATCCTTTTTAATCCATATTGTGAACTATATTGGTAACAAGAGTCAACATACCGCTCATGATATGTGAATAAAACAATACTATTTTTAATAGAATATTATTGCATGCATGTTTTTTCTGGCTACAATAAACACAAGTATGCAATATTGTAAACACTTTTTTATAAAAAGGAATTATAATGCCGATGAATACTACAAGTACGTCTTTCAGCTCTTTTGGTATAAGTTGCCAGAGAGAAAACTCCTTCAGGAACTCTTTCCTAGGGAAGAATGATGAGGTCATAAAATGTTCAATGGGAGAACGGACGATTCACTTTTCTGTTCGCAAATTTAGCGGCAATATACTGGATACAGTGAACAGGCAGAATACTAAAGATATTAATGGGTGGATAAAAGATGAACGGATAGTATATCCCTCAAGGGTGATCAACCAGGAGATTGATAATTACTGTTTTCAAAAAAATGCAAAAATTTCCACTGAAGAGAGGCAAAGGGTCTTTTCTCTTGTGAGCCAGAGATATCAACTAACTCTTGATGTTAAGGCAGCACAAAGTTCTATTAATCATGTGATAATGGGGAATGCTTCTTTTGGCAAGAAAATAGATACTCTTTGTGATAGTATGAGCCGGGATGTAAAAAATCGTACGGCAGATTGCATAGCAAACTTGCTTGCAGACAAGTTTTACCAGAAACATATCGAGCCGGATATTGATATTGTAAAACTACGAAATGAGATCCCAGATTATTTGAGGTGTGCTATACAGGCATAA